ATAAATTCCACTATTATATATTATCTGAAGATGGTTGTGAGTTCCAACTGATAAATAATCTACACCATCAGTAATTGCTCTCCAAAAATTTATTTTTCTAGGGACACCAGTTAATGCTGCCGCTGTTGTAGTTATACCTCCTGCTGCAGTAAGAGCGAATATTGGTTCATTTGTCCAACCACCAATTTTAGTTGGATATCCATTGCGAAACCTAACATTGTTGCCATCTACCCAGAATGGGCCATTCTTACCAGCTGAATACTGGGTGATGTCCTTTACAACTCCTGGTTTTAACTGAACAAGATTAAGTGGCATATTTAACTCCTAAAATACTTTTACCTTTTATTTAAGAAAGAAACAATATTTGTTCCATCTCTCTTCTGATCACCAGGCCTTTTAAAACCCTCCCAGCCGCCTTCCTCCATTTTGGAAATTCTCTTGAAGCACCTTCATAGTCACCCCTATTAAGTTTACTCCTTAGAGTGCTCGACTGTAAATTTCCACTTCCCAAGTTATATACGAAAGAACACAGAGCACTAAGCTCATTCTCATTTATTTCGACTTTGATGAGCCTTTTGATTGCGTTCTCCGACGACTTGACATCCCTTTGGAGGAGTTTTTCGCCTTCTTCTTTCGTGATAGGGGCGGCATTAAGTCTGATTCTTTTTCCGTTTTTACCTCTGGTGCTCCCGAATCCGTATGTCGCCACCCCCGCTGGGCATAGATATGGCTTAGAATGAAAGCCTTCAAAGTATTTAATAATTCTGAGACCTTCTTCATTGCATTGCATATCATTTTCTTCCCCTATTTATTGCTCTTCCACCAAACCAAAAAGCTATCACGGCTGCAAACAGGGCTTTTGTATCCTCATCCCACACCGCATTAGCTGCATCTAAACCAGAGATCCCTGATGATGTAAGGCTTAAATATGCAGCAACCTCAACAAAGACAAACAAAGCAAAGAAGGCATATGTAATTACTGGACGAACAGATCCACGGAGACCATCAACAAAAGGAACCCCTGTTGGCTGCATTGATTTCTGTAGAGCTTCAATTTCTCTTACATCTGCCTCAACGGAGACCATCTCTAGTTTTTGGCTTGCCAATTCTTTTTGTTGACGTATCTGTACTTCCATAACGGCTAATTCGTGTGCCTTGTCTGTACGATCCTGGAAGAAATCCATGACTTTAGGCAAAAAACTACTTCCAAAACCAAGCAAAGACCCCAATAAACTCAACATTTTTTTTACCTTTCTTTATTCTCTTTACCAACTATTTTATGGTCAAACTTGTCATCCTTTAAAATCTTTTTAACAGGCTTCTCTGACCAATTAGAGCTATTCTTTTTATGCATTGTCATAGTAGTAATTGATCTCATAATAAACCTCTATACACTTGGATGTTTTGAATTGTGAATATGCTTTAAATGCTCTACTTCAGATTTTAAAACAGACAACCGCTCTTGTATTGTCGCCATTTCTCTGTTGCTTGCGGCTAAAGCTGACACACTATTTATTTCTTTAAGGACACTGATTTGAGATGTCAGTACTGCTCGAACGCTTTCCGCTTCATCTAAACGCTGATCAAAATCAATTTTGTATTTATCAAAACTTTTATGAAAGATCTCTAAATCACGCATTACTCTAGATAAATTGTTCTTAACAATAGCATAACCACTAGCAAGCGTTGCTAACATAATAAGACCTTGCAGCGCATGGCTAGTCGTTAGTTCCATCAGTCAGAAATCTTTTCTACACATTCGACCACATAACCGTCGATAGGTTTAAATTCACGCTTTAGTTTAGCATCTAATACTTCACGATTGCGGCCTTCTCTTGCGTAATAAAGCGTAGATTCAAACTTAGCATCTAAATGTTCTGGTAAATCTTCTCCTGAACGGACGAAGTTCCTTACTATTTTATTATAAATTCCTACTTCATATAAAGGCATCAGCACACAGCCTCTTTGCATCCGAAATTAACCATCGCCCAACCCAAAACAACACAGATAATGGAAACGACAATAAGTATCGCTATGTTTTTAATTATTGCAAAGACGTTATCCCAATACTTATCGTCTATTTCTTTTTGTGCAGCGGCTTTTTCTTTATTCTTTTTTGCTTGTATTTTTTTGGCTTCTATTCGTTTAGCTCGTTCAACTTTAATAGCTTCAAATGTATTGCGACCAAAACGTGCATCTATCTCCGTTGCCAAATTTTCCAATGCTCGTTCGTTTTTTTTAGCTTCAAGAATGTCATTTGCTACTGCACTTATACTTGTGTCATCATCGTAGTCAGAATCCCCCGATTTTATGCGAAGAATTTGCTGCATCCTACTTTTTGGGCGTTTGTGTTTTATTTTTTTAGGCTTGGCTTCGTGTGCATTGAAGAGATTTTCCAGACTGCCCGAAATAGATTTTAAATCGTTGGCACTCTGGAGTAATTTTTTTGTTCCTGCGATTGCAAGCGCAATTGTTACAGGGTCCATCGCATTACGGCTTAGTCGGCCAAGCCACTGAATTATCAGCAGACCAAGAAGCTGGATAGTCACGAAGAGCTTGGCGATACGTTTTTTGTTTATCAGACATTGTTAAATCTGGCAACGCCCACCAATCAGTATCAAGTAACAATTTGTCTCTCTTTTTTCTAATTTCAGCTATTGCTCTAGCACCTGCGTTATCTGCCCGTTCTTGAGCTGCAATGTCAGCCTCTGCTTCTTCTTCTGCTGTAAAAGCAACAGTTGTGTCTGAAATACTTCCATCCGACTCAAATCTAATTATTTGACTTTTTCGTGCCATTTTTAAAATCCTTTTTAAGAAGTTACTTTGGTCCAAACTTTATACGTGCCAGTTATATCATCAACAGTAAGTTTTATCCCGTTAAGATTATTTGCCGCTTTATTTGCAATATTTCCAGTGGTCCATTGGGCAGTACCGCCTTGATGGTCAAAAGAACACCAAGTTCTAGTTTTTATGAAGGTTGCAGTATTTGGCGCATCCATTGTCTCAAAAACCCAACAGAAGGATTCTCCAGACGCAGATCCAATTCCACCACCAGTCGCAATTCCTTTGGTTTGTCCGGTAGCATAAGTGTTATCAAAGGTTGCACCGACCATTTGTAGAATTTGATATGCGTAATTACTGCTTAAAAAATTTGTTCCATCTGTTGAGAAACGAACGTCTAGATTATCCCCATCTGCGCTAGTCGTAGCATCAATTTCAAGCCTTATGTCTGTGGTGAAGCCCATTATTTGAAAATTATCAGAACTAATAGAACCGCTTGAACTAAACTTCCAAAGCCCGCCGCCGCCAGCATCTTCAAAAGAAGGAGCCACCCCTGATCCACCAGAAGTTAAAACTTGACCGTCAGTTCCAACAGCGGTAGCAGCAATAGCCGACGTACCTGCTCCGTACAAAATCCCGTTAGCAGCAAATGTGCTGGCCCCAGTTCCACCACTAGGAACAGTTAAGTCTGTTCCTAAAGTTAAACTACCAGCAATAGTCACATTAGTTGTTCCAGTAGGAATTCCAAGGACAGTTGCGTCAGCATCATTGACAAGAGTAACATCATTAGTTGAGCCTTGCCCTGTTAGTATTGCTCCTAACACACTTGTGTAGCCTAATGCAGCATTGTCACCAGCCGCTGTGTCACCATCAGGTTGGAAGGTAGCAGCAGTGACATCGCCAACAATATCTACGTTGGTTGTACCAGTGGGAATTCCAAGAACTGTGCCATCTGCATCATTGACAAGGGTGACATCGTTTGTGCTTCCCTGCCCTGTTAGTATAGCTCCTAACACACTTGTATAACCTAATGCAGCGTCATCACCTGCCGCTGTATCTCCGTCTGGCTGAAAGTTTGCGCCTGTAACATCTCCAACGACATCTACGTTGGTTGTGCCAGTAGGTATGCTAAGAACTGTGTCATTGACAAGGGTAACGTCATTAGTGCTACCCTGCCCTGTTAGTATCGCACCTAAAACACTTGTGTAGCCTACTGCAGCAAGATCCCCAGCGGCTGTGTCACCTAAAGGCTTAAAAGTTCCTGCAGAAGTTACATCTCCATTTAATGTAAGTGCACCAACTTCATAAACTACTGCAGAACCAGCGCCACCATCTGTAGCTATAATTTTTGTCTGGCCAGCAGCAATAATAACATTTGCTCCTGAGCCT